CTTTGCTCACCAGTTCGATGATTAACGGAAGTTCTTCTGCTTTATGGGCAAGAGCTTTAGCCAGAATTTCTTTGTCGTAATCGAGATTAAAGAACCAGCCACCGCCATTAAGCAGCCAGTGATTAACGTTTCCACGCTCTGATAAGCCATCAATCATCATTTGCTCATGGTTTCCACGTACAGCTCTGAACCAGGGGAATGTGATTAATTCCATACATTCGACGTTCTCTGTACCGCGATCAACCAAATCGCCAACCGAGATAAGCAGGTCTTTTTTGGCGTCGAATCCTATCGTCTCCAGTTTTTTCATCAGGTTCGTGTAGCATCCGTGCAGATCGCCAACTACCCAAATATTTCGGTATTTGCTGCCATCAATTCTTTCGTAATAGCGCATCTCTTTCACTCCATCCGCGATGAACCATAAGAACGTCGTTGACGATGGCGTGCATTTTCCCGTCTTTATCATCAACGTATTTTCTGACCGTACCGCGACTACATTTCAGTCTGCGTGCTACTTCTGTCTGGTTTCCGTATGCTTCAACGAGCATGTCTGGAATGGTTTTTACTGAGAACGTCATGCGGCCTCACTTCTGCTATTTCGCAGGTCTTTGAGTTTCTGTTGGTACTCTGCCTTGATCGCCTTGCACTCTTCGACAGTCCAGCGATGGCGGCTATGGTTTGATTCGATTTCGTCTACTGCTTCCTGCCCGATGCGGTTAATCAGTTCGACGCGATACGGAACGAGATTTCCGCTTTTGTGCTGGTTGCACACCACGCATTGCTTGTGAATATTGCGTTCATCAAATCGGAGTTGAGGTGCCGCAGCAGTTGTCCGGTAATGTCCTGCATCCCACTGAGCAGACGTGAGCGTTCCGCACGAGATACATGGTAAGTCGCGGTCTCTTTCTCTGATGAAGGCGTTTACGGCTTGTTGGGCTTGTTTAATCCAGTAACTGCGGGGCTTTAAGGCGAGTTTTCGAATCTTAAGTTTATCTTTCTGTTTCTGCTCCTCTCGTCGCCGTTTCTTCTCTGCTGCTTTTTCCGTTTTTTCGCGTTCTTTGCTTCGTCGTTCGAGTGCTATCTTGGTTCCACACTCTGGAGAGCACCACCACTGATTAGCGAATGCAGGGTGAAACCATTCCCGACATTCTTCGTTTTTACATCGTCTTCGCGCTGGTTTAGCCATTATGGTTCGCTCCAGTAATTCTCAATTGCAGCAGCCATTCTCTGCATCCACTCTGCCAGCTTTAACGCGGCTTCTCTTTCAGAACCACATTTAGGGAAATCCTTCATTTCCATGCTGGCCTTATATGTTCTGAATGCCAGGTCTCCGGTAATAACCAGCTCCTGATCAAGCACCGAGCGTTTATTCCGGTGTTGAACGTAATAGACAGATTCAGTCCGCATTTCTTCTCTGTCTTTTTTGAAGGAAATAAGCTCAGAGAAATCACTCATCGTCTTCTTCCTCGTACATTGAGCTATTCGGATCGCTCATCAGTTCTGCACAGCAGTGCTCACACACGTGAACTTCCAGCACATGCAGCTTCTGACCGCAGTTAGCGCACGTTAAAGCCCGCTCGACGCTTTCTTTCTGGTATTGAAGGGATTGGGATGGGCTAAGCATTATTGGCGTCCTGCATCATGAGAAAGACAATCATGGCAGCGCGGAGTGGGTTTTCATCTTGAGTCATATGATATGGGGTACTATCACTGCCAACTTTTCTATGCGCTGCCTTCCATAATCCATTTTCTGGCGCTGGAATAATGCCAATTCTGTTCTCTACGATAATCTGCTCTGCGTCTGATGGGCTTTTACAGTAATCAACCGTTTTTATTGCATAACCAGTTTCGTCATCCCACTCAACACCAACGATTGATGTTCCCAACTTTGCGATTTCGCAATCTTCGGGAGCAAATCCACAGCAAATTGCCACTCGCTTGTTAATTTCAAAATCACTTAACTGTGAATAATCCATTGTCATTTCCTCGCACGATGTCTTAGCCACCGGATATCCCACAGGTGAGCCGTGTAGTTGAAGGTTTTTACGTCAGATTCTTTTGGGATTGGCTTGGGTTTATTTCTGGAGCGTTTCGTTGGAAGGTATTTGCAGTTTTCGCAGATGATGTCAGTGATACTTCGTCGCTGTCGCCTCATGCCGCCCTCCTGACGACCTGCCCGATCGCCATCAATGCCGCTTTGGATACGGTAGTAAACATCCGTCGAGGACTGATGAACGGTCGCCAAATCAGCAGCATGGAACCTTTGCTGTTTCCCTTCTTCTCCAGCCCTGTCGATGGTTCGATAAAATTAATCCGTCCATCAGTGATAATGCGAACTTCGTCGACACTCTCCAGAGCCTTGCTGAACCATCCGACAGACATATCCTCTGGCACAAGCATAACTACCGTCTGTCGCTGTTGTATGCACTGCTCAGCAGCTTTTTCCACCCACGGCCTGATATTGCTGTACGGTGGGTTATTCCAGATTGCACCGTGGCTTACCCACTCAGAATTGAGCGCGTCGTCGGCCTCAGTTAGCCAGTGAGCACACAGAGCATTTTTGTCGCTCGCTGCCGAATCCAGCCAGAATCCAAACTCAATATCCAGTGCATCAAAAAGCCAAAGCGGCGTTTGCCAGCAGTCCTTGTCGTGTGCTGGCGTATTTGATTTGATAGTCATGCAGCCCGATCTCCCCATCTCGCTTTCCACTCCAGAGCCAGTCTCGCTTCGTCTGACCACTTAACGCCACGCTCTGTACCGAATGCCTGTATAAGCTCTAATAGCTCCGCAAATTCGCCTACACGCATCCTGCTGGTTGACTGGCCTATTACCACAAAGCCATTCCCGGCAAGGTTAGGAACAACGTCTTGCTGCTTTAATGCTGCGGTAAACACACACTTCCAGCTTTCTGCATCCAGCCAGCGGCCATGCCATTCAACCTGACGAGAGACGTCACCAAGGCAAGCCCAAAGCTTTCGGTTTTGGTCTAAGCTACGGTTGCGTTCCTGAATGGTTACTACGATTGGTTTGGTTGGGTCTGGAAGAATTTGCTGTACTGCGTGAATAGCGTTTTGCTGATGTGCTGGAGATCGAATTTCAAAGGTTAGTTTTTTCATGACTTCCCTCTCCCCCAAATAAAAAGGCCTGCGATTACCAGCAGGCCTGTTATTAGCTCAGTGATGTAGATGGTCATCAGAATCCTCCTTTCTTCTTGGACTGCGGTTCCTCGCGTTCACGGCGGCGCATTTCAGCAGACTGTTGGTCTGTGTCATAAATAGCGCCATTTGCCTGAATGCAATACACCGTGCCGGTATTGCCATGACGATTGAGACGAAGGATTAGTTCGGTTTCACCAGGTGGAACACTGTCATCAAAAGCACCTTCACGATGGATCCCCACCCAATAATCGCAATCCTGTTCAATCTGCCCTGTATCTCGTGAGTCACTTGGTAATGGGCGTTTATTGGTTCGGCTTTCCAGTGCGCGGTTAAGCTGCGTCAGAAGCACAACAACGCAATCAAGCTCTTTGGCAAGGTTCTTCAGTCCTTTGGTGATCATGCCGTAAGCAAGGTCGTTGCGATCGGCCTTTTCAGCGGTCATTAGTGTCAGGTAATCGACCAGAATCATGCCAACACATCCTTTTTCTCGCTTGATTCGACGACTTTCGCTGACGATTTGAGCCAGAGATAATCCCGGCGTGTCGTCGATGTAAAGCAGGTCGATTTCACTCAAGCGATTAGCTGTTTCGATCGCCCTGTTGAAGTCACCATCGTAATCACCCTGATAGCCGTCATCGGCGTCATTTGTCGCCGGAAGGTAAAAAATATTCGGGTTAACACCTGACTTCTGTCCTACCAGTTTTTCCAGTATCTGGTCACCTGGCATTTCAAGGCTGAACATCAGAGCGGGCTTTTTCTCATGAACTGCGCAGTTGATTGCCATCTGGCTGTATAGCGTCGTTTTCCCCATCTTAGGGCGAGCGCCAATGACAAACAGAGAGCCTTTCACCAGACCTTTCGGTGACAGCATCCTGTCCAGCGATGGGATACCTGTGCTCATCCCTCGTTGTTCGCCTGACGGGTCAAATCGCTTCTCAAGGTCGCTAACCCAGTCTTCCATGACCTCGCCAAATGAGCGAAGGCCGCGACGCGATCCGGTTTTTGCATGGTCTGTCAGTTGCGTGAAAATCGCCTGAATAGCTTCGTACTTCTGCGTTGCAGTCATTCCGTTGCGGGAATAGAGCAATTCCGTCGCTTCAGTCATGCGGTTGATGGCGTAGCGTTCCATTGCGGTTTCGCGAACCTGCATTGCATAGGCAACGATGTTTGCGGCGCTTGGCGTGTTCTTTGCGATCTCAGCGATATAAGCAAAACCGCCAACAGACACCGTTAACGATTTGCGATCCAGTTCATCGAAAAGCGTCAGGCCATCTACTGGCTTTTGCTCCCGGTGCATTCTGGTTATTTCTTCGAAAAGGATTTTGTGTGGTCGGCTGTAAAATGAATCAGGCTTCAGCATCGCCAGAACTTTCTGGACGCGCTCACTGCTGTCATCATCCAGAAGCAATCCACCAATCACCGCCTGCTCTGCCTCGATGCTATGGGGCGGCGCATAAAAATTATCGGTCATCGTGTTCACCCTCACGAACTTTCAGGTAGGTATTATCGTTAAGCAGGAAATCAAATCCCTTTTTGTGCCAGACAGTTCCGCGTTGATGGTTTGGGCGCTCTTCGAACATCCATCGGCAATTTTCTCCTACGTAGCTCAAATAATTTCTCCAGTCCTGCATCGTGAACCCATGCCCGTCAAGCTGGCGGGTTATCACTCCGGCTTTGCGCCAGAACGTTCGGATCTGGTTTTTACGCTTGTCATTCAGTGCGCGGATTCTTGGCGCTTCAGGAAGGATTTCGTGGTAAGCATCGACAACATCCTGACAGCTAACGGAAGGTTTTTTCTTGTCAGACTTTTTGTCTGCTGTGGCACTCTCTAATACGTCAGTATTAGAGATATTATTTATATTATTGTTTATGGACAACCGTTGGACAACCGTTGGACAATCTCCGCTGAGAGCCGCGCCATTACTGGTGTTTGCGTTGGACAACCGTTGGACAACCGTTGGACAATTTTTTGCCTGAAAATCGTCATATTTAACGATTGTAAACAGGCTAAATTTCTTCCCCATCGAGCAAATATTAAGCATCCCTTTCGACTCAAAAGTCCGTAATAAGCTCCGAACTTTGTTGTCGGGGATGAATGTTTCTCTGACCAGCGACGGGCGTCCAGTTATCATCTGACCGCGATCAACAGTTATCGGACCGATATCCGTATTGACGACAGTAGATTCGTGATTAGCCTTGAGGATTAAGTGAAGCCAAAGATGTACTGCCTGAGAGTCCTTATAGAGCCTGCTGTCCATAAACTGGCGGTGTATAGAGACATACCCCATACTGGATGCCTCCTGATGTTGTACAGGGTTATGCCTGTAATCAGCTAACTTAACGACGCCCATGTTTCACTCCTGCTTTGGCTAGTCTGTAAACACCAACAAGGCGCTCTGCGAACGCCCTGTTATTTGCTGCGGCTACCACTAATCCCTCAGGTGAATCAGGGTGTCGAATCTCTTCTTTTTCCTGGTATTTCTTACGACGTTTTGTCATAATTACTCCTGTGGATTGATCCAGTCTTTCTACATCAGGCCTCGAAGAATTCGCCGTTCTTCGGGGCTTTTTCTTTTGTCAGCATTCTGGCTACTTTCTTAGCCAGTTCCGCCAACTCCTCGTCTTCAACACCCCATTCAAGAACAGCAAGAAGCATTCCCATCTTTGGGATAAAGCTGTCTTTCCATCGCGAAATTTGCGATTCATTAATCCCTAACGCGTCGGCAACCTTTCGCTGACCACGTACAGCAATTCGATTTAGGATGTTGCTTGTAATTGCATTCGCTTTCTTGCGAGTACTTGTAAGTTGCATATGTAAGTATTTCCTTAACAAATAAGAAGTTATACGCACCAACTGATGCGCGTTGTATTCCCGCATTTCGGCGGGAATGAGGACCATGACTGTTAAAGAGCAATTTGCTTATGCCGCTTTGCGGTAAGCGCTTTCTTGATACTTCAGGGCGCCAGCTGTAACGACTTCCAGTCGATAGGCGTCTTTCTCTGGGATGACTTCCTTCCACTGAGAGACTGCTGCGTCGCTAATGCCTAACGCTTTAGCTACAGCACGCTGGGTTCCGAAGTGGTCGATAACATCTTTCTTGTACATAGACTCGCTCCGAAATTAAAGAACACTTAAATTATCCACTAAAGGAATCTTAAGTCAAGTTTATTTAAGATGTCTTAACTATGAAAACTCAATTGATGGGAGAGCGCATTCGCGCTCGGAGAAAAGAACTCAAGATCAGGCAGGCCGCACTTGGAAAGATGGTCGGCGTGTCTAATGTTGCCATATCTCAGTGGGAACGCTCTGAGACAGAGCCAAATGGAGAGAATCTTCTCGCCCTGGCTAATGCGTTGAAGTGTTCCCCTGACTATCTGATGAAAGGAGAGGAAAGTCTTTCAAACATTGCCTATCACAGTAGGCATGATCCAAAAGGGTCATTCCCTCTGATTAGCTGGGTGAGCGCAGGATGCTGGATGGAAGCTGTAGAACCATATCATAAGCGTGCAATAGATAACTGGTACGATACAACCGTAGACTGTTCAGAAGATTCGTTTTGGTTGGACGTGAAGGGAGACTCAATGACGGCTCCGGCCGGTCTCAGTATCCCTGAAGGAATGATAATACTCGTCGATCCTGAAGTAGAGCCGCGTAACGGGAAACTGGTAGTTGCAAAGCTCGAAGGAGAAAACGAGGCAACTTTCAAGAAGTTAGTTATTGATGCAGGCAGGAAGTTTCTAAAACCACTTAACCCACAATATCCGATGATCGAGATCAACGGAAACTGCAAAATCATCGGCGTAGTTGTCGATGCAAAACTAGCAAACCTTCCATAAGGGGCATTCGCCCCTTTTTTTTATTTCCTTTAAAAATCAAAGCCAAACTTAAGTTACGAAAGAAAATTTAAGTTTTCTTCAAAAATACTCTTGACCATTAATTAAAGAGATCTTAAATTTAAGCCATCAGCAGGACGCTGGAAGCCAAACGGAACAGATTGGCAGGCTCTTTAACATTGATGGGATTGTCCCGCCGAAATGCGGGAACTGAGTTTAACCAAACAGGAGGTGCCGTAATGGTGCACTAACGCGGTTAGACAGCAGCCGAAAGGCAATGCAGCAGTAATGATGCTGCCCCGAGTCGCGTAATGGCGAGCAGGTTTAGCAGACCGATGTGAGGGTAAATAAGGGAACATGCTCCGGAAAGGCAGCGCGAATGCCAGACGCGCACCGGTTATCAGCGGCTAATAAGCGACAGAGACTCAAGGGCATGAGCGCGCTCACTGCGAGAGTGTGAGTCAAAGAGTAGTTGGCTTTGGGGTGACGTGAAGTGCAGCTGCACGACGGCAACCGGAAGATAAGCACCCGGCGCGTCACCGCCAAAGTCAATCATCGGAGGTCAACATGGCAGTAGTCATTACATATCTGGCTGACGATAACGCCAGAAATCGTCGCAGAGCACGCAGACAGGCTCAACGTGAACAGGCGATGCAAGAGCAGCGACTGGCGCGAAAAATTGCGCTAAAGCTCTCTGGTTGCGTCAGAGCAGATAAAGCAGCATCACTCGGAAGCCTTCGCTGCAAGAAGGCAGATGAATGCAGTGGAAGTATTTGCCTGCCAAACGTAGCCATTTACGCGGCAGGCTACCGGAAATCAAAACAACTGACGGCGAGGTAAGTGATGAATCAGACATACATTCCATCATGCTTGAGAAATCTGCCAAAGCAGAAAGCAAAGCCCCGCAAGCAAGCCATAAAGGACGCTAAGGCAGAGGTTATTGATCAAGCAATACAATTGCTCAGGGAGGAGTTAAGAAGTGGCAAGCTCGAAGGAATGATGATGCCATATCAGCGCGGATATCTATCGGCGATTAGTAAGTTGGAAGTATTGAAGAGTGAATTATGAACTATCTGGAATTTCCGGATGGTTCATTGTTTTGGCAGCAAACCACTTATTTGAGGTGAGATATGGAAGCATTAGTAGTAGAGCGAAGCGAGGATGGCTACTGGACGCACCCAGAATACGCCAACCTGTTTGGGGATAGAGAGGTAATTTCAGCTGATGAGTTCAGATCTTTCTGCAAGCAGCATGGCATTGAATCATCAATTGTTGAAATGGAAAACGACAACAATCAAACGGTAATTGACGCGTATTTTGAAGATGGGAATCAAAACATCAGTGGATGGGAGCCAAGCATGCCAGATGGAGAAGGATGGTTTGTCGGTTCGATTCACGATACAGAAGACGGTCCGATCTGCGTTTGGTTCAGGAATGTAGATAAGGCCGAATAGTCGGCCTTTATTTTTGGCATAAACAACAGAGGCTAACATGGAATTTAAAGGTACTGAAGGTAAGTGGGAAATAATGATGGATGGCGATGAGATTAAAATCATCCAGGCAGACTCACTTGAAAATGGCGCAGGCTGGCGTTCGTATATTGCAATCTGTGAGGAAGTTCAATGCATTGAAGATGCCAATCTAATAGCGGCAGCACCTGACCTTCTCGAAGCACTTCAGTTATTACTTAAGCAAATCAAAAATAGAACAACGACAACATATCCAGAATGGTATGGAGCTGTTAATAAAGGTATCGCAGCAATCAGAAAAGCTCTTGGGGATAAGTAATGAAAGTAAAAATAACTGCTTCTAATACCAGTTTTGTTAGTGTTGGTGATATTACAGAAGTAATAACAAACCATGATGGAACACAAGTTATGTGGTCTGATTTTTGTAAAAGATATGAGCGAGTTAGTTGGTGTAAAAACGTATGGGGAGTCGAATACGAAGAATTACCTGAAATGCATGACGAATAAGCACTGTGTATTCATTCCAACGAGTGAATACACGGAGCAATGTCGCTCTTAACTAAACAGGAGCCGACTTGTTCTGATTATTGGAAATCTTCTTTGCCCTCCAGTGTGAGGGCTTTTTTATATGCATACCAATAACGCTTCACTCGAGGCGTTTTCGTTATGCAATCAAATATAAGGAGTTACCCATGATGCACTTTCAGCTCGCGGGTAGCGGCGTCATGTCCGCTTTCTACCCGCACGAATCTGAATTATCACGCCGAGTTAAACAATTAATCAGAGCAGCAAAGAAACAACTGGAGGCGTTATGCGCAATGAAATAGCCATCAATCACCAGATGCTTCGTGCAGCACAAAACAAAGCAGTAATAGCCAGATTTATTGGTGATTCCAAAATGTGGCTTGAAGCAAATAAAGCGATGAAATCAGCGATCAACATTCCGTGGTATCGCAGGAAATGAGTTTTACAGATAACTGGTCAGACGAAGAATTCATTCGTCAGATGAAAGATTTAATCGGTAACGAAGGAGATATTCATGTCACTTGCAACCACAGTGAAGGAGAGCAAGTTACAGAGGCGCATGTACACGCAGCAGGCGTTAATGTATCGCCAGAAGGGAGATCGTGAAGGTGTTCGCGTATTTTTAAATGCGGCAAAGACTGAAGTATTAAATCAGCGTTATTTCCTTGGGCCATGTCCATTCTGAGAACAATCATATGAGCAAAGAATTTTACGCAAGACTGGCAGCTATTCAGGAGAATCTGAACGCGCCAAAGAATCAGTACAACTCATTCGGTAAATATAAATACAGAAGCTGCGAAGACATTCTTGAAGGCGTTAAGCCGTTACTGAATGGCCTGTTTTTATCAATCAGCGATGAAGTTGTGTTGATTGGTGATCGGTATTATGTGAAAGCCACGGCAACTATTACCGATGGCGAAAACAGTCATACGGCAACCGCTCTTGCACGAGAGGAAGAAAGCAAGAAAGGAATGGATTCTGCACAAGTTACTGGAGCTACAAGCTCTTATGCACGCAAGTATTGCCTCAATGGTTTATTCGGCATTGATGATGCGAAAGATGCAGATACCGACGAGCATAAACATCAGCAGAACGCAGCAGCAAAGCAATCAAAACCATCAAAACCATCACCTACACCTGAACAGGTTCTAAAAGCATTCACTGACGCAGCATTGCAGAAAAACACCGTGGAAGAGCTTAAACAGGCGTTCGCCAAAGCGTGGAAGATGCTCGAAGGCACACCGGAGCAGCACAAAGCGCAGGACGTTTACAACATCAGACGAGACGAATTAGAAGGAGCTGCTGCTTAATGGCACATTCTATTACTGTAAGACTAAACAAGCCCGCAAGAGAGTTTCAGGCCGGGGAAAATATCGGATTCAACATCCGTGCTGGCGTTCAGTATTACGATCGCCAGACAAAAAAGAAAGAATGGACAAACTACAGCGCCGTTGTATTTGCCAAGCCGGGAGCGCAAGCGGATTACTACCGTAGTGTTCTTGTTGAAGGTGGCATTGTAGAAATTACCGGAGAAAACATCAGGGTTGATGTTTATCAGGGGCAAAATGGTCAATCAATCACTCTTGAATTACTGAATGCAAAGATTGGATTTGCAACTTCAGGAAACAGCCCGCAGCAGCAAAGTAGTAACCAGCAGAACACTCCTGTATACGACGATTCCATCCCATTCTGATTTAGAAAAATAAGGATTTAATTATGCCAGCGCCTCTGTATGGTGCGGATGACCCGCGCCGCTGTTCCGGCAATTCCGTATCGGAGGTGCTGGATAAATTCAGAAAAAACTACGATCGAATAATGTCGCTACCGCAGGAAACGAAAGAGGAAAAGGAATTTCGCCATTGTATATGGCTTGCAGAGAAAGAAGAACGCGAGCGAATTTACCAGACATCAATCCGACCATTCCGCAAAGCCACATATACCCACTTCCCTGAAATTGACCCGCGCCTGCGTAATTACCGCTCACGCTATGGCGCTATCAGTAATGACTGAGGAACTAACAATGAAAACAATGAAGCTAAACATCGACCTCGGCAAATACGTTATTACCGGAACAAAACACGACCTGATTCTTAGTGAAAGAGGAATTATCAAAGAAGGTGAGAATGCAGGGAAAGAAACACTAAGCCGTATCGGTTATTACAGCAAGTTTGAGCATCTGGTTAAAGAATTATGCAACCGTGAAATCCTGTTATCTCAGGCGCAGACGCTACAGGATATTCAGCAACATATCGAGACTTTAGGTGTGTCACTTAGCATGGCCGTTGACCAGTTCGTGGAGAGTAAATCATGAGAGGACTTGCATACAATCCCGGCATTCTTCCGGCAGAAATGATTATTCGCCAACGCGTAAAGCCAATGCCATCGAGAAAGGAATTACTTAAGAGAAAGAGTTTCGGTTCTGTTAATGACAACAAATATCTGAATGCGATGTTGCGGAGTGGGAAGAAATGAAACAAATGTCACTAATTGAGATGGATGGATTTCTGAAAGGTAAATGCATCCCACGAGATTTAAAGGTGAACGAAACAAACACTGAATATCTGGTGCGTAAATTTGCTGAACTTGAAGCTAAATGCGCGGCGCTGGCTGCGGAGAATGCGGGGCTGAAGGATTACCTGGCCCCTATAGGGCTGAAGGTTGAAGGGACTCCAACCACCGACGCTTTCCTGGCTGAAGTACGAGCGCAGGGCGTGGAGATGTTTGCTGAGTGCGCATACACACTTGAACATCATGATCACGCAGTAGCCTTCGCCGCTGAGCTTCGCAAAGGAGGCAACCAGTGACTGGACATGCAGCAATTCTCGACATGTGCTGTGGCAGTCGCATGTTCTGGTTCGATAAGAAGGACGGCCGGGCGATATTTAGCGATATCAGAAAGGAAGAGCACACATTGTGTGATGGACGACGGCTGATAATTAGCCCTGACCTGATAGCAGATTTTCGTGCATTACCATTTGCAGACGCATCGTTTCCGGTTGTTGTATTCGACCCTCCGCATCTTGAGCGTGTTGGTGATAACGCCTGGATGGGAAAGAAATATGGACGGCTGAATAAAGATACCTGGCGTGATGATTTGCGGCAGGGATTTAAAGAAGCCTTTCGTGTGTTGCGGCCATACGGCGTTCTGATTTTTAAATGGAATGAAACGCAAATACCTGTTCGCCAGATATTGGCACTGACCGACAGAAAGCCTGTTATCGGTCAACGAACAGGAAAGGGTGACAAGACCCACTGGATTATTTTTATGAAGGAGGGCAACCAGTGAGCCAGATTGATTATCAAAAGCTTCGTGAAATCGCTGAAAAAACAAAAATTGCCGGTGAAGCACCTGTAATGCCTTTCGATCAGCGAATTAATGCGCTTAACGATTTTATGAAGCACTTTTCGCCAGATATCGCGCTGGCATTGCTGGATGAACGGGAAAGAAACCAGCAATACATCAAATCCCGCGATCAGGAGAACGAGGATATTGCGCTAACGGTAGGGAAGCTGCGTGTTGAGCTGGAAGGCAAAGACAGCAAAATAGCCAATCTTACCGCCGAACGCGATGCTCTTCGTGAAGGTGAGATGGGCGACGCTAGGCATAGCAACACACGGGCCGCAGCTGATATCTACTTCCAACTGGTCGAGGAGTGCGAAATTCCTGCTGGCGGTTCTCTGGTCGAGTACGTTGACGATATGCGCGAGAAGCTGGAAGCCGCAGAGAAGCGCAACGCAAAATTACAAAGAGAGAATGCATACATCCGCAACCGGTACAAAGAACTGGACCTATTAATCGGGAAAAACATTCTGGTCATGCAGGCTGCGATTATCGAATGGCAATCGACTGGCGACGCTAAAAGCGGACTGGCATGGATTTATAACACACTGTTTGGCCCAGGCGAATTACCGGACGAATCTGAGAAAGATGCTCAGGCCTACTTTAATCGCAAATATGCACCGATTGACGAAAAGCTTATGGAGCTTCACAAGTGGTTTTGGGAACAAAGTGAAGCCGAGCGCGCCGCTGGCATTCGCATCAAAGGAGAGTGATATGGCTAAGTACATCGTGACTATCGAAGGATTTAATGATTGCAAGGTTGTTGAGTTTGAAGCAGACACGCCAGAGGATGCCGAAGAAATAGGCAGAGACATATTCTATGAAGAATGCAACTACGGCGTATCACCTGCTACAGAGGACTAACACATGACCACTTTAACCGACAAAGAACTGATTAAAGAAATCAAAGAGCGCATAGGCAGCTTGGACGTTCGAGACAATATTGAGCGCCGTGCTTATGAAATTGCACTGGCATCACTGGAACGCGAACAGATTCGCCACGAGCATGCCAAATGGTCTGACTCCACATTTGGCTGCGTTGGCCCCATTGGTCCACTGAAACACCTCTCAAAAGAGGCACTGGAAGCCGCAGCCGAACCAGACGATCTTAGCGAGTGGGCTGATATGCAGTTTCTGTTGTGGGATGCACAGCGC